TAGTTTTTCTTCTGCAGATGTATGTAAGTTATCTATAACTCCACCTACATTTTTAACTAGTTCTGCTGTACCTTTTGATAATAAATTTCCTATCATATTTTAATTTTTAATATCCACTACCTCCAGTAGAAGGCGGCGTATATGTTGGTTGTTGTTGCATTGGTTGTTGCATTGATTGTATTGGTGCAACAGGTTGTGTTTGTTGAACAGGTTGTATAGCTTGCGTTGGTTGTGCGGCTATTAAATTACCAGAGCTTTGTCTTGATTTTTCGTGAGTAACACCACCCATATAACCAACTATATTTTTATATCTATGCGTGTGGTAACCTTGTAGTTCTTCTGCTTCTGCATAAGCTAAAGCTTCGTTAACTGTGGAGTATAATGGTATGCCGTTTATTCTTGTTAATAATGCCATATTATATATTTCCGTTACCAGTATTAGCTTCTTGTTCCCATGGAAAGTCGTGTGCACCTGCTTCTTTTGCAACACCATCTACTATAATCATATCTTTACCATTAATAGTTTTTCTTGGATATGTATTACCGTTCCATTTAACAAAGTCATCACTATACGCTAGCTTACCTATTTTCATATCAGTAGCATGACGCATCTCGTGATTTATAACTTGTTTCTCTTCTTTACTACCAGGTACTATTTGGTCGCTAATAAATATGCTACCATCCATATTGGCTTCACCCATAATACCTTCATCTAATAGTTTTCTTATAACAGGTGTACCAGGCACAGATGCATCTCCTCCGGCTTGTTTGCCAAAGCGCATCTTTGATCTTATTTGTCCACCATACATTGATGGTGTTCTGCCTTTACCTAGTTTAAATCCCATTATCTATCTTTATCTTTTATCATATCATCTATAGCTTTATTATAAACTTTATCTGTATATGATTTATTATTATAAAAAACGCTTCTTTCAGATGTAGGCATGTCTTCTTCACCTAAAAGTATTCTGTATATTCTACTTATCATTTGACTACATTTAAAAGATATTTTAAATACAGAGTATTTTATAGTTGTTCTGTTTCTTTGTCTTTTAACCCGTAAGTTTTACAGACCCACTTTCTAGTGAGCCTGTAATACTTAAGGATATTCATATCACGCAGATCCTGCGCGGTTAATCTCATTTAAGATTAAGCAGCAGCTATTGCAGCTATACTAGATACACCATCTATAGCAGCTACATCAATAATACCGCCTTTTTGAATAGCGCTTTGATGTATGTGTCCCGCTATTACTTCAGCTACTTCGCTAGATTTACCAGTTGCTGTTATAGCAACTTCGTCAAAAGCTAAATCATCTGAAGTACCAAGACATCTAAGATCAATAGTATTAGCGTCAACAACGTCTATAAACTCTACTTTATCAGCAGGTAACCAAGTGCATTCATTAGCATCTTTTTTTAGTTTTAAAATATTCATATCAATATATATTTAAAAGTTAATAATTAGACAGCTGTCAATACCAATGCTGATATTGCGCCTCCGTTAAAATTAGCATCTATTACTGGTGAAGCGCCTAACGCTTTGTTTCCATACAAGTGCTCTGCTATTAAGTCACCAGTTGTTTCAGCAGCACCTGTTGCGGTGATTACAATTGTATCACCAGCTGTGTCGTTACTTGTACCAGCAATTGCTTTTAATCGTAAAGTTAGAGTATTGTTTGTAGATGAAGAAACCATAGCTAGTATTCTATCAGCTGGAACATAATACTCTATATTTGCGTCGTTTGTGCTAGTCGCAACTTTTTTGAATCGTAAAACTTTCATTTTTTGTTCTTTTAATTAATAATTTGTTTTTGTTTTTAAGTTTGAGGTTTTTGATTTGTGGTTTAGGTTTAATTTATATATCACATATAAAAGTGATATAATAAGTTTTAGTTAGCT